CGTAATCTTCTTCTGTGATCTCGTTCTTTCCAACCTTTTCCAACAATTGCGCGTGCTGGTTGACCATGAAATTCATCTTGCGGATTGCACCGTTGACCGCGTTCTGCGTGCCGTCAAGGTGACCACCAATCTCAAGAATTTCAATCTCAAGCAATTCGCGGTCAAGTGGGTCTGAGGATTGCTCTAAGTCACGTTCTTTCTTTTTGAGTTCAACCTGTTTTTTACGCAGATTAATATAGGCTTCCTGTAACGCTGATCTAGTTCGATCAATTTCAGCCAATGTATGTTTGATAGAACGAATAGGCGTAATAGCAGTTACATCCAACGTAACTTGCATAAATTGCGAGTGCGACTTGTGGAAGTTGCTTGTATCACGAATTACAGCGGGCATCTTTGAGTCAATGTTTTTCAACATGACGTTATATTCCGGCTTGTTAACAGCCAGAGCAGTGTTGATGTTGCTGATGATTAAATCGTTAGACAAGTATTTCTCCTTTTAAGTTACAGACCACCGTGGCCACTAGAACAACCAGATAACCCTTCTCTAACAACAGTTAAATCGCCAAAGTCAGTCGCATTTCCGGTCGTGTTAATTGTTACATATGAAATTACATTTATGTCTCTACCACCAGCAAACACACCACGGGTTGATGATGAACAAGCACTTATCCATAAAGCACTATTTAACGTGTCGCCAAAATCAATAGCATTACCTGTTGAGGCTATTGTTATATAATTAATAACATTAGTATAATCTGCAAAAAGTCCTCTGGTCGAATCAGAACACCCAGCCCCATAAGAAAAAAGCGCTGTTAAATCCCCAAAATCAATTGAGTTTCCAGTTGACGCAATAGTTATGTATTGGATTATATTAGTTGTGCTAACTCCTCCCAAGGCTATTCCGCCAGCAAATACCCCTCTTGTTGTTGATGAGCACGCCGATAAACCATATAAAGCATTTTGAGCTAAATCACCAAAATCAAGGGCATTACCTGTTGTTGCGATTGTCACATATGCAATTACGTTTTGGTATCCTGTAGTGTTTCCACCTCCGCCAAATATACCTCTGGTTGATGAGGAACAGCCTGCCAAAGATGCAGTAAGAATTGTTAAATCACCAAAATCAATTGCATTTCCAATAGAAGAAAATGAAACGTAATCTATAGTATTTAAATTAAGTGTGCCAGTATAACCACCGCCCCATAATCCGCGAGTCGATGATGAGCAGCTTCCAGAAAACGCTACAGTTCGAGTTAAATCACCAAAGTCTGTAGCATTTCCTAGCGTACTAATAGCTATTTTATCAATTACATTAAGAGATACAGTAGTGTAACCACCGCCAAATAACCCAATTGGTCCGTTTGTAGGTGAATAAGGCCATATACCCTGCGCTACCGCTTGATACACTTGCACTAGGTTCCATACACCGCTGTAAGATGGCATTAGAGACCTCCGTTAGCGTTAGAACAAGCTGTTGGGTTTAATCTTGCTACTGTAAGATTTCCAAAGCCAGTAGCATTTCCGGTAGTTGCTATTGTTATAGTGTCAGTAGTTGACGTGTAACTTGTCGCTGGCAAAGAACCACCACCAAATAAGCCTATAGTAGAAGATGAACAAGCAGCTAAATTAAATTTTTTCCCCGTTAAATCACCAAAATCTGTCGCAGCACCAGTAGTTGCTATTGTTATATAATCAATAACATTGAAGTTATCTGCTCCTCCTCCACCACCAAATACACCACGAGTTGCAGAAGAACAAGCTGCTAAACCTTGCCTTGCAACAGTTAAATTACCAAAAGAAACAGAATTGCCGGTTGTAGCAATGGTTACGTAATTCATTGCTATTTGCGTTGCTGTCGTTGAAACTCCCCCGCCAAAAACACCCCTTGTAGACGATGAACAAGAAGCTAAATATTGCACAGCAGTAGCAAGATTACCAAAAGTTGTGTTATTCCCAGTAGTAGCGATAGTAATATATTTAATAGTTGCTGCTAATTCTGTACCAGTACCTGTATTTGAGTAGCCGCCACCAAATACACCTCTAGTTGATGAGTTGCAGCCTCCAAAATAAGCAGTACTTGAACCTTGGTTTATGTAGTCACCAAAGTCAGTAGCGTTTCCAACAGATGCAATTGTTACGTAATCCATCACATTAGAACCTGCACCAGATGCAAAAATACCCCTAGTAGAAGATGCACATGATGCAAGACCGTACCTTGCAATGGTTAAATCACCAAAATCTATAGCAGATGATGCAGAGTTTATATTAAAGTAATCAATAACATTAGACTCTCCTGACCCTGTAGATCCACCCGCAAATAACCCTCTAATAGCAGCAGGACTAACGCTTCCACTAGCCGTACTAAACGGGCTAGGGCCAAAAGTATTTAATGCCCATACATTAAACGTATAAGACGTTCCATTAGTTAATCCTGAAACTGTAATAGGTGACGCTGTGTTAGTGGCTTTAAGGCCACCTGGAGTTGACTGCACACCATAGCCTGTAATAGCTCCACCACCTACGTCAGCGGGAGCCGTAAAGCTAACAGTAGCAGAAGCATCTCCCGCAGTCACACTAACGCTAGTAGGCGCGTTAGGAACCTTGAACGGGTTGTAGAACGCGGAGACAACCCCCGCTAGGAAACGCATTGACATGACGTCGCCTTTTAAGAGTTAATCTCTTCCCAGCTTGCGGTAACAACTAGGTCATTCGCTGTACCAGCTGTTGCACCAATAGACCTGTCTTCCAGCAAGTAAAAACTCGTAGTCTTATCGGTCACGATCAATGTAGCGTCAGCAGGTACGGAGATGGTCGAAACAATCGCCGTAGCTGTACCGCCCAGAGCCGCAGCAGAATAAATGTTAATCGTTATATCAGCCGCCGCAGTGCCATCAACATTGGCGACCGTGATCGAGTTGATCTTGTAGACTTTACCACTTGCCGCTGCGTTACTTGCAATCGACGTAGCGGAGGTGCTGCTCAACGCGGTAGTTGACGTATTACCGTAGATGGTTGTTACATTAACAATGTTTGGGTTTGCCATATTAATTCCTTAAAATCCAAAAATCATCGCCATAGCGATGGCTTTGCCGGTTGAAATTCCAGCCGATCCAAATGAAATATTACCTGAACCATCTGTAACTAACGCCTGACCGCTAGTGCCATCAGCCGTGGGGTACTTCAAACCGGCAGGATTATTCATAATACGTTTAACTGCACCCGACGCATTTTCTGCGTACAAAGCCATGTCTGTATCAGCAATGTTAAAACCCAACTCTCCAGGAGCCAGATCTGCCGCTAAAGGTACAGCCGCACCCGTGGTGCTACGATACAACTGAATTGGTGTGTAACCGGTTTGCGCCATAGAATTACCTCAAATTTTCAAGTTTATACAAGGTCTTCATGTGCAGACCAGTCAATTCATCGAGTATGTTTTCCAAGGCAGGAACACCTTTAGAAATCTTACTTCGGTTTTCTGTTAACCAAATTATATCATCTCTTACGCATTTTGAAATATTTTCAACGTCCTCTGGCATTTTGCCGATGACGCCGAGACCACCTTGATGCGCTTCTACGTAATTGTCCAGGTGGTCAATGATACCGTCGTATAGCTCTCCGAGAGCCTGGTGCTCAGAATACGACTTGGTTTTCCAATGCGCAACGTGGCTCTCATTCCTGAGTTTGAAAACACGAGCTATTAACTCTTCAATCATTAAAACGTACCTCCGGAAATTCCTGACCAGGAAGGAGCACTAGCTCCGGCAGACGTTAACACCTGCCCGGCTGTACCTGCTGCAGTATAAGCATGAGCCGTTCCTGTACCGTATCCTGCCCCACCAGCGGTTGCAGTAGCGTTTGAATTAGTACCACCCTGAGCTATAGCTAGCGTACCTGACGTAACTTGGGTAGCTGAAATAGCTATCGGCGTGTCAACTGCGCTGGTGATTTGACCCTGCGCGTTTACAGCAATAGTAGGCACGCTCGCAGCTAAACCGTAAGAAGCAGGCGTAACCGTCGTGTTTGTAATGCTGAACGTGGTGTTAGTTAGGGTTAACCCTGTCCCGGCAGAATACACCTGCGACGCACCGAACTGGGTAAAAGTTAAACCGGTAGTACCGAAAACGATAGTTCCAGCAGTGGTCATAACATACGACTCACCCGCGCCAGTGTTACCTTCTTGGACAAAGAAGTAATCACCCTGCCCTAAGGAAACCGTACTGTTAGGCGCATAAGTGTCAGAATCTGTCGCCCTCGTCAACACCCAGTTTGTACCGCCTGGGTCTGGCGTACCTACGGTCGTAACCGTATAAACACCGTTTTCAAATGCGTTAGTTTGGCTGTAAATTAACACGCGGTTACCGACGACCGTCAATTTACCGTCTATAGTTAACGCAGCTTTGACACCGGCATTAGTTAACGTAGCACCAACACCCGCGTTTACAAGGCTCGTAATGGTCAACCCTGTACCATTAGTCAGCGTCGTTATCTCTGTACCGTTATAACTTAAAGATAACGTAATGTCCGTTGCGCTAGGGGTCGAATAAACAAAATACGCGGTACCTGCGGTAATACCGTTTGTTGTACTTCCAAACACTATAACATCGTTAGGACTCAGACCGTGCGCAGAACCCGTAATTAAAGTTGTACCGCCTGTAATGTCTGTCCACGTAGGGGTCGTTCCACCGTTAACGTAGGTAGCAGTTAAGTTACCGTCCGTATTAGGAGACTCTAAACGAACTGGCGTATGAATGCTAAGGTTCGTACTAGACATTAAGTCTACGTACGCTTTGTTAGCTATGTCAGAGTTCGCGGAAGGAGAAGTTGAGATTGTACCAGCGACTAACGTAGCACTTGTAAACGTGGCCGCAGCGGGTACATTCCCTCCGATAACGGAGTTGTCAATCGTACCGCCGCTTATAACTGGCGTGGTCAACGAAGGACTTGTCCCAAACACCAACAATCCAGACCCTGTTTCGTCTGTTACGGCAGTCGCCAGATTGGCGCTCGACGGTATACCTAAGAAAGTCGCAATGCCAGAACCAAAACTAGTGATTCCGGTTCCTCCGTTAGCGACAGCCAACGTGCCCGACAGAGTTATGGCTCCAGTAGTGCCCGTGCTCGGGGTAAGTCCGGTGGTGCCTGCGCTAAAGCTAGAAACTCCACCGGCAGCGGCAGTGTCTACGTAAAGTTTATTGGCAATGTCTGTGTTAGCAGCAGGCGTAGTACTAATTGTTCCGGTCGTAAGAGTGACCGAAGTAATGTCAGTATTCGCTCCGCTAGCCGCTGCACTCAAGTTAGCCCGAGCCGTTCCAACCGTAGTAGCGCCTGTACCACCATTAACTATTGCAACAATCCCCGTTACGTTTGAGGCCGTGCCGGTAGTATTCTGGTTAAGTGTCGGTATGTCCGCAGGCACAAGTGCGCGGAAAGCCGTGGGAGCCGCTGGGCCTGCCGTTGGACCTGCATAAACCACATTAGCAGCTTGGTCCGACACCACAATCGCAGAACCCCATGTAGGTGCTCCTGCACCGCCAGACACTAACACTTGGCCGGCTGAACCTACCGGACCGACGTACAAGCCATCAGCGCCGCACCAGATTATTGCACCCGCGTCAGGTACGATGCTTTTTGCCGTACCGCCGTTACCGAGGCCGAGAATACCGTCAATTTCATCATCAACACCGAGATTGACAGCAGGGTGTTGATGATCTGTGCGAGCTATGTCTAAAGACGAACCTGGCGCACCGATTCCGTCACCAGCCAGCGGCGTAGCGTTAGAAAGGTTAGCAGCCAAGGTTACGTTAGCGTTCAGCGTCCCGCCACCGTTCAAACCGTCGCCGGCAATGACTTGGCGGCTCTCAGGTACGTAACCTGAAACAGCGACCGGAATTGAACTAGCGGCCATGACGCGACCGGTATCATCAACCGTAAACACGGGGATATTCGTCGAGTCGCCGTAAACACCAGGCGTAACACCTGAACTAGCCAGCTGAGCAGAGCCTACACCGCCGGGAGCAATACTCAGCGTGACGTTACCGGTTAACGCTCCACCGCCCGTCATACCCGTGCCCGCAATTACTTGCGTGCTCGTAGGTACACCGGCCACGCTCAGCAGGTCACCGACGCGGATTTGATAATTATTACCCTGGTAAACAATCATCATCAAACTGTTTTCGTCCGCGACTGGCGCGGTCGGCAGTTGAGTGATTCGGGTAGGTATTAGATTGCTAGGTACGTCTGACATTAAAACTCCAAGTATCCATCACCGTCTTCGGTGATAAAGAACTCATTCCCAGCCTCTTGAATTACACCGGCAGGACGAGTGTTAATCGGTGTGTCAGGGCGCACGAAAGGCAAAACAATTTGATCTGGCTGGCGCGGAGCAAGTCTATAAGGATCATATTGGTCGCGGTCAACATCACAAACCATCAATGCTGGATAGTTTGGGTCGGGTTGAAGTTCAGCGAGCAAAAACTTACGCGAACACCGAGCGCATATACCGATGCCGAAAGTAGGCTGACCACTAACGTCAAGGTAACGACCGCTCATTTTGTGTAAACCCCGATACCAGGATTGATGAATGTCGGCGAACCGTCATTGTCACCGTCCCAAGCACGCTGCATAGACATCGTTGCTTTTTGATCAAGAACAGGTATTAAATTCATATCTACAATCGGCGTCTCAGCCGCAACACGGGAAGCTAGATTATCAACGATAGCTTGTAACCACCGTTGAGGTATCTCTACTTCTTGCTGCAAATTCTCCGTGTCCATAATCTGACGATGACGCCAAACAATTAACTGCGCTTCTTCAGCCTGCAAGAAAGGTGCTGGCCAAATATTCAAGACTGGGCGCGGTATGTCACGCTGGAACCAATAACTAGTCGGGCGTCCAGGAAAAACCTTGTTGCTCTGCTGAACGTACGAATCACGATTCAACAGGCCTAAAGGGATTTCCTGAGGCATGTTGCCGAGGTACACGGTAGTGTACGAAAACGTGGTTGTAGAGGTGATACGGAAGTATGCATAGGCCGTGGCACCAGATATGTCCGTCCAGGTTATTTCGCCAGCGTTCGCGCTGGTTGTCTGAGTACCGACGGTAACCCAAGTGGTGCCGTTAGTAGAAACCTGGAACGTCAAAGGTACAGAAGCCGCAGACCACTTAACACCGACGCTGTCTACTGTAGTTTGGGTGGTGAAGTTTACAGTATACGAAGTTGAAGTCGTCGTAGACGCGCCTGTCAAGGCTTGCAGGGTGCGGTAGTTTAAATTCAAAACGTCAACCGTGCCGAGAGGTAACTCTACAATCGGTTGGTTTTGATACATAGGAATAATCAGCTTCTCAATACACCAGCTAGGTGGTTTGATGTTAGCTAATTCAGAAAGCAGGAGGTACAGGCAGTCAAGAGCGTAGCTCTGCATTTCGCCTGATATGGCTTGCGCCGGTAGGCGGCAACGACGGAACGCCTGATCAACTACCTTCAGGGCATTAAATGTCGTTCCGCTTATGCTACCAGAAAAAGCCATGCTAACTCCGAGTTGTCGTCAGTATGGCAGCTGTTCCAGCATGCCCTAAGTTTAAAAAATTATAGTTCAAGAACCTTGAAACGGCAAATTAACGCTTACCGGCTTTACGCGCTTCTGACATTGCGATAGCCACGGCTTGTTTTTGGTTCTTGACAACAGGACCCGTCTTGCTACCTGAATGGAGTTCGCCAGCTTTAAACTCGCCCATTACTTTAGGAATCTTAGACATACCCGCTTTTGACACACCGCCGCCCATTTTCATAGCTACGAGCGGTGCAGTAGGCGCAACAGGAACACTACGACGAGGAGGGAGACCTTTAATGCTAGCACGTTGAACAACTTCTTCGCGCTGCGTACGTGGGGTCTCAGCCATTTCATGTTTCATCATAGCTTTACGGCTAGGATAACTCTCGCCGGTTGCCTTCTCCATTACTTTACCACCTCTTGCGTAGGCAGAAGGTTTACCGGGTAACTTTGGCGCGGTATGCTTTGAAGTCTCACCAGGATTCTTGTTGTTCACAACACCCAAGGTCCCACGGTTCTTAATCATACCGCTAGGAGGCTTGACAGCGCCGCCTTTTGCGTATGCTTTAAGTGCCTCTACGCCGCCACCTGAAGAATATTCGCAAGGTTTAACATTAAAGTCAAAATCTTTCACATATTGCATTTTAGCCATGATTATATCCTAGGTTAATCTTCTTCAGTTGTGCTGTTCCTACCGAGCCACCCTTGTACGGTCTTGGTTTCATAGATACGAATCACAGACCAGACGATAGAAATCAAGGCGGCAATAGATGGAAGCATATCGACCAGTGTTCCGACCACCGTCAATATGGACAGCGCGTCAATTACGTGTTTAGCGGTTTCGTGATGTTCAGTCATTATCCTACCTGATTAACAGTAACGATTACGGAAGCTGTTGATGGGTAAGCTGGTGTTGTTGATGCAGGATAAGCAGGGCAAGTAATGCTTGCCACACTTGGAATCCAAACGATCTGAACATACTGACCAGCCGTTAATGACAGAAAGTAATTCCAACCAATAATTGTACGGGCAAAAATTGTCGCTGACTTACGTGCAGCCAAACTAATATCACCAGCAGAACCCGGAACATCTACACCATCAATACGCAACCAAACATGTACATTTTCAATATCATTCTCTACGTTCTGGAATTGCCCAGACCATTGAAAATTGTATACGCCAGTAACAGGGACTGTTAAGCGTGAGCCAGAGACTAGAGTTACGCCATCCGTAACGTCTGGGGTATTAAACGTAAATGGAGTTCCAGCAGTAATTGAGCCAGTCTGCGTAGTCGTATCCTGCCACGCACCGTGGTTAAAATACTTTGTACGAGCATAGTCACCATACGCGCTAATCGTGGATTTTACGTTTGCCCCACCCTGCACAAGCGGCATTAACTCCGCACCCGTTAAGGGTACAGAAGCAGTCGGCATCGCCGATATTTTTTGGTCAGCCATTAGGAAGACTCCAATACAATTTTGCTGCTATCTTCTTGCAGCACGTAACCGGGCGCTGTTTCATCAGCGATGTAAGATTTAGTGATTACTATACCGTCGTGATACAGGTCGACAACGCCGCCAGCTCCGACATTTTCACCATAACCATTCGTGACGGGTACGTTAGCTGCACCAACGCCGCTAGCAAACCCGTCAGTCGTGTTGGCTTGATTAGCGACGCCTGTGTAGCCAACGTAAGGCATTATACGATACCGGCTTGAATAATTGTCGCCGTGGCTGTACCCGTACCAGCCGTAACCAGCACTTTAATTCCAGACACTGGAAACGCGTAGTTACCGTCTTGATTGTCTGACTTAGCAGCAATCGTCGGGTGAGGGAACCAAGTTACAAAACCTGAACCCATATTGTCAAAAGTATGTTGAATCGTGTACGTAACTGTACCCGTAACAACGACGCCGAAGCCGACATTGAAAGGTGTAGAGTTTAAATTCATAACGGCCACGTCGCTAGAACCGGTGCCCGTCTTTGCAATAATCATTTGACGCATTTTACTCTCCTGTTAGAACAGGGGGCGAACCCCCATGCAGTTTAATTAAGCAGGAGTAATGGTCGTGGTGCCATCAGACGAATCAATCCAAGTGCTACCGGCGGTTGAGCCTTGAGCGACGTAGAAAGTTTTAGTCGTCGTGTTGTACAAGGTCGTACCCAGAGCTTTGCCAGAAGTGTTCACTGCGTTGGCAATAGCACCCAGAATAACCGAAGTAGACGTCGTAGAAGTCAATGTGCCCGTAACATTACCAACGGTATTACCGGTAACAGCGCCGATGAATCCATTGGTCGAAGTAACAGGACCGGAGAAGGTAGTAGAAGCCATTTTATATTCCTCACATGCGAGTGGTGCGTATCTGTCTGCATGTCGTCCGCTGGGGCGGTCAGATACACTAAATAATACCCAGAAAAAACCCCACCAGATTGTGTCCGGTGGGGTGTCCTACTTAGACGCCAGAGGTGCCAAAGACGCCACGTGGGTCAGTCCAGCCCAGAACATAACGCTCTGTAGCCTTATAACGCATCGAGTCGGTCTCGAAATCACCTTCCATCGACTTCTCAAGACCACGACGCATCATCAGCTTCAAACCTTCCGGAGCATCGGTCTGTACCCACCAAGCGGTGGTAGACGTGATACGGGAGAGGTTGGCTTGACCGTCAGCCAGCAAGCCCATGGACTTAACTGGGTTGACGTCGTTGTCAGCGGTGCCGGTACGCAGAGCGGACTTGAGCAGCACTTCAGCTTGGAACACGTTAGAAGGACCAGAAACGATCTTCTTTGGTGTCAGACGGATACGCTTACCGTTGTTGTCAACAGCGTTACGGATCTGAATGAGGATCTGCTCAAGCGAAGTTTGCGACAAAGCAGCAGCGGTGCTCAGCTGATTGCTGAACGTGCCGTTGACGATAGGATGGTCAGTAGCGACCAGAGATACACCGTCACCGCCGACATAAGAACCGTTAAAAGCACGGTTCAGAATGTTAGCTGCGAGGGTCTCTTTGGTCTCAATCAAGGACTGCGCCAAGTGCTTAGCGTAGGTTTGACCGATACGGATGTGGTCGCCATCTTCTACCAGGACTTTGGTCAGAGCGAAGGCCAGACCGTAGACTTTGTAGAGGTAGCGTTGCAGGAACAGAACACCACCGGACTGGTACGTAACAGCCATACCGTCTGGCAGCTCTGGAGCTGCGCCAAAACCAAACAGAACAGGCTCTTCGTGATAGTTACGGGGGATACCCTTTTGCTCACGGAAAACCATCTTCCATTCATCTGCACGTTGATCATAGACGCCGTCAAAGACTTCGTTCAGGATCGGTTCAACTACTGACCGAAAGTCAGTACTTCTCATTGGGGTTGCCATTTACCGGTCCTCCTTAGATCGAGTTAACAGCTGCTTTGTAAGCGTGTTCGTTGATACGACACGTCGCTACAATGTAAGCATCTGTAAGTGAGTCATTGATGTTATTTGCGAAACCAGTGATCTGGAATTGACCAGAAGTGGATTCAATAACACCCAGCTGAGTGGTCGAGAGACCGGTGCGGGTTGAACCGCCAGGACTCGCAACAACCCAATCACACTCTTCGCCGACTGCGGTTTGCATAGTCGTAGTACCAGGAGTACCCGGATTCGTGTATTGAGCGTCAAACAGCGTTTCTGGATCATCATAAACCCAGGCAATAATCTCGGTGCCAGTCGTGCCGGTAGGCCAGAATGGGGAGATCGTTGGTTTGCCCGAAGCATCCAGGTATTGGCAACCAGCAAAGATGCCGAGCAGTACGACTGCGCCGGGAGTACCTGTACGGGTACCATCAGAGGTGCCAAGTTGAACAACACCATTGTCTGTCAATTTAACAGGATCACCCTGGAAAATATTGGCAGCATAGGTGGACGCGATAGTATAGGCTTTCGGACGCATTTGACCACTGTTGTGGTATGACGGACGGAAGCCGAATGGTGCGCTAATCGAAGACATTCGTTTGCTCCTTACGGATTGAAAGTTTACACGTCAGGAAAGATCAAAAAGAGCTTCCCGCCTTTGTCCTATTTCCGCATTACCTTCACCCATTGTCAACCGCGACTTTGAAGACTTTGCTTGCTGCTCAAGATACTCTGCAGTATCTGATAACTTCTCTTCTTCACGTAGAGGAGCGTCATGGTGCGCTTCCTTCATGTACATTTCGTAGAGATTAATCGGCAACTTAAAAGCAAGCATTTCATTCACCCCGATCAAACCTTGCCAGTCCCCTGTCTTCAGGGTGGCATATTCCCAGCCTGGAACATCCTCAGGCTTCAGTGGTTCATAACCCAGACGTATACGCGTCTGGATGGAATCTCGTGGGTTAGACGTAGTAAGCCAGCAACAATGCCAGCCAGGTAATTTAGGTAAGTCCGGTAATGAGGACTGAAAAAATTGTTGACGGAACATTTCAATCCGCTCGTCATCTGACAATTCACGATTTTGCGTTTTTGTGCGATCTACCATCGCACGGCTCTCGCGGTTGTCACCAGCAGATTTCTTCAAGCGTTCGTCGGTCATAATACTCGCTCCTTTCAGCGATTGAAACAAATTATAGGTTGTAATTCAAGAAAAGGCAAATTAAGCCTTGTTGGCACGGTCATATTCCGCGTACCGTTTTGCATATTTAACCCGCAGGATGGGGTCATCCCACACTCCAGCGTCAATGAGAGCCTGTTTACGGTCTGGGCTCAAATAGATTTCTTTGCGAGTTGAAGTAGGCGCGTGTTCACGTCCGGAACCCACCGTAGGACCACCCCTCGGCTGGCGCTCTTCACGTTGCTCACTTTCTTTAGGCTTGGCCCTAGCAAACTTTTCAGGCAGGCGTCGCGCTGCCCTACGCTCTAGCTCTATCCAATACTCTTCGGTCTGAGGATTGAAACCATCTTTTGCGAGAGCCTGGTCAATAGCCATAACGATTGCGGAGTCTTCATCTCTACCCTGCGGGTCATACCACTTATTGTCCGCTAAGAACTCATTAGCGTAATGTAGTGTCATGTCGTCGAGCTGGGGTGCCTGCTGAGGCTTTTGAATGGCCTGCTGTTTTACCCCGTTGAGTTGCTGCGCTTTCGCTATAGCCTGGTCACGATACCGCAAAGCCTGGGCTACATCGGCACCGTTACCGACTTCCACAGCCTTTGCAATTACGCGCTCGGCCATTTCGGCCTGCTTAACTGCTTCTTGAATTTGAGCGTCTAACCCGTTGAGGTCTAACTGTTGCGTACGATGCTCTTGAACACTAACCCTGCGCTCTAGTTCATCATTACGCTTACGCAAAAAGTCTAACTCTATCTTGTCACGAGAGATAGCTTTGTCACGACGGTCTTTACGCTCTAGCTTCTCAAGACGACGACGTTCACGGATTGCTTCCCGTTCATCATCTTCTTTGTCATTCTCAGCCTTGGCACTACGTTCGTCTTCGTCTTTATCTTCTTCGGGTTCATTGGACGACTTTACGTCATCCTCAATGATTTGAATTTCTTCGTCTTTTACGTCTTCGTCATCTTCCCGCATTACTTCAGCCATGCTCATCTCCCTATCAGATGAATGCTCTAATCAACAATGGGTCGCCTACTACCTGCCCAATGATGTCTAGATCGTTGAAAATTACGTATAGCGCTGATTCGCCATCCGCCAGTGGTACTTCCCATCTATCACCGCCGTATTTAGCGACACGTACATAGTCGCCTTCTTTGCACCACGAACCTTCTGGCCAGCTTTCCATCGTATTACGGTTCTTGAATGCCAATGGACCAACTGCAAGAATCTTACCTACTTGCGTATTCCATTTCTCGGTATCTTTAGAACCCCTGTCGATTATGATGCCTGAGGCTGTTTTCTGCTTAGGACTACGGATTTGAACCAGAACGCGGCTACCGAAAGGCTGTATTCCTGGTTCTGCAACCGGAAAAGCCTCCGCCAATGCGTCCTCAAAGGTCATTGTCACTGTTTTTCTCCTCATCTAATAATGAAAAGAGTATGTTCAAGGCGGCTTCATAACCTGCGACCACGCCGACGCGATACCCATACTCAAAAGCGTCGCGATTTTGGGGTTTCTTCATCGACTCTAGCGCAAAGTCTGCTTGAGCCGTTTTAATCCGGTTGAGCAGCTTTGTTTCTACGTTCATGCTGGTGTTTTTGGCATTTTCGGTTCTGGGGGCAGGGTTTGTCCCGTAACTTTCTCACCCGCAGCCATGCGGTGATGCTGTTTCACCAGTGCGCCGGTCATCGGCACGGTACCTGTTTTTGGTTTATCACTCATTTTGCTTCTCCTATTGAATTAAGGGTTGGGGTTGATGCCGGTTCCGGTACTTACTGCTACTTTTTCACCACTTGAGATCTCTGCGGCTGCGAGCATCATAGCCGTATCGTTGTCTGCGGTGTTCATAGCCACGCGAGCCTCAATTTCGGCAGCGGTTCTCTCGTTCTCAGCCTGTTGACGCATCTGTTCGCGGTTGAGTTCATCGGCTTGAGCCTTGTCTTTCTGTTGCATCTCAAGCTGTTTAACCTGCGCGGACTGCTGATTAGACTGTTGCTCTTGAGCCAGCTTAGCTTGGTCGGCTTGTGCCTTCTGCTGCAGTGCTTGACCCTGTAATTGAGCATTAAGCTGCGCAATTTGCATCGAGCTGTCTGGGGGCATTGGCGGTTGTGGCTTGAATTGCTGAGCGGCCTGGTCGAGTTGCGCCAATTCAGGTGCGAATCCACCGAGTTGCTGCTCAATAAATTGCTGAACCTGAAGAATTACCTTAACTTGCTCGTCGGCTTCTTCCTTAATCAACTCTTGACGCTGCGCTTTGTCAACTGCGTCATGAGATTCGACAAGGTAGTAGTTGAGCAGGTGATCTCGCAGGTGCGTCGCAATCGGATACAGGTATGTCTTCATAATCGCCGGGTTCTGCCCAAACAATGGTGACTTCAGGAACGCTAGGTGCACCTTAAAGTGCGCCATGTGGTCCTGCTTAGGCAGTACGTACACCGGCTGACCCATGGTCGCGGCCACGTTTTCACTGACTGGGTCAATGTCCTGCGAACCTGGCTTGGCGACCAAAACGTCGCTGTCGCTGATTTTCAGGTTACGGAGGAACATCTCCTCAACTTTACGCGCGTCATACATCTGCGGCAGCATAGCTGCACGCTGCATGATTGCCTGAACCTGCGCAAACCTTTGGGTCTCACTGAAAATAGCAGGGTCACTGACCGGAATAACGTCCATGACACCGTCAAAGTCGGAAGGGTCAATAGTTAATCCGGACTTCTGTGCCTGGACATCTTCCTCAGTTAAATACGCCGAGTTAATGCGGTGGATAATCTTAAACACCCGACTCATTGAGTTATGCAGTCTGGAGTGAATAGAGCTAAACACCACCATACCCTGCTCAATTAGAGCCAGGGTCGTGCCTACCGGTGCGGCTGGATTCTGGTCAGACAACTTCTCAAAGCTGGTCTGGACGACACCTTTACCGGCATCAACAAGGAAGCCAAGCAGTTGGAACAACACAGGACTAGGACCATTGAACGGCAGTGGCATAGCCAACTTACGCACGTCATCAACCAGCGCCCCACCTTCCATCTCGACAACTTCGGTCGGTTGAAGGTTGATTGTCTGCCCACCAGGACCACCCTTGAGTTTGAGCAGCGTAGGGATGTTTTGAATATGTGCCGAATCCATGAGGGCGCGCAAAGCACCCGTGGCCGCACCGCTCAACCCGCCAATCATATGCGTCAGGCCGATAGGGTAAGCACCACGCCAAGGCACAAAGGCAAACTCAACAATCCACTCTAACTCGCAGCGTTGCTCGTCGTCTTCTTCCCAGTTACGGTATAACGACAGAGCCTTGCCGCTGGACTTGTCAATGCTGATTATGTACGGCTCTACGCCTTCATCAAAGTCTAGGAACGTATAAACTTCAAAGATCGTACGCAGTCCGTCTTCATTGTAGGCGGTGTCCTTGCGACCTTCAATCTTATCGTTAGCTTTTGTTGACTTGCTGAAGTCTGGGTCATCAGGCATTCCGACGTCGGCGTCAATGTACATGCCGCTCTTAACGCGACGTGCGTATTCCATCTTCGTGACGTACTGAACGTGGGTCTTACGTTCGGCAGAATAGAAGTTAGTAGCCGCAAACGGCAGGTAAATGTCATCAATGGCGATGAACTCTGAGCAGGGACGACGGTGCTGCGGGTTCCACATTAACTTCATGTACTGCCCACCGCCGAGCGGGAGCTGCGTGCTCAACTGCTCTAGCTCGCCACGGAACTCTTGCATCTGCTCCGTGGTCTGCCAGTTCATGAAGGTAGCTTTACGGTCTGCCTTCTCAATCTTGGCTTTGTCTTTCTCACCGAGGATCTTGCTCTTAACGGGACCGGAAGGTGGGAAGATCTCCTTCATCACCCGTGCTGAGAAGTCTACGCAGGCTTCCGTCAACATTGGGTGAACCACCTTTGTGGAGCCGCTGAACTGCGCACCACCAGGGGCATCATCACCCAGGCCGGTACGACGTAGACCTTCCTCGTACTGCTTGTCACGCTTCTCACGAGCCTCTTTGTCCCGCTCAATCTTGTCGAGCAGGTCATTGACAGCTTCCTTGAGCATTGACTGGTCAACCTCGTCAACGATGTTGGCGAAGTGAGCCTGCTTACGGGCTTGGTCTTCTTTGTTCTCAAGACGGATTACCGCGCCACCGTCATCGGTGTCTTCTACGTCAGCATCTGATTCATCAAGTTCAATCGACTCGCCCTCGTCTTCATCTTCGGGCATGTTCATGCTTAAGTGTTCGTTCATTTCAGCCATTACATTTCCTTATGAAACTGCGCTGCTAGTTCATCGATGTGCGATTGATTATAGTTCACTGCACCGCCTGAAGCAAATTCTGCTTCAGCAGGAGGTGGGTTTCTTTTAGAAAGAGGTACGTATTCTGGGATGTCAATCCCGAAACCTTTGTAATATTTGTCGATATGTTCGTGACGCGGGTCGTAAGGAATGCTTTGAACTATACTTTTGGCCTCGTTGACAGCATTGTTGTAAATGTTATTAAGCTGCTCTGGATCCATTTCAGCACGCTCAGGTAACAAACCTTTCGAACGCAAAATATTTAAAAACTCATCTTGCGTCGGTAAAGTGAACCACTTGTCGTTATTGAGCATGAAAGCCGAAAGCATCGTAGAGGCCGGAGTATCTTCCTCTTTGTACAGATCTTTTGTAGACAACACTTTACCGGACGGGCTGTTCTCTTTTGCGGCTTCTTTATAAAACTTTGATTTATCAGCTTTTTCTAATTTCTGATATTCAGTAGCCGCTTTCTTGTAGATTTTACGAGCCTCATCATGGGGTAAACCTTCCATGGCTTTGTTAAGCTGCGGAAGTATTGCCGGATCAACACCCCCGTAATCGTAATAAAACTCTGACAAGTTAGGATCAAACATACGAGGAGGCGAGTCTTCACCACCACGGACTCTAGGCTCTTTGAATCTTCCTTTATATTTATCCCAAATACGTGCTTCCCTGGCTTCGGTAGCCGCCGACATAGGCTCATAAGACAGATAGGCTTCTTTTGAAGGCGAAGCGTAGGAGTGTCTAATGCTAGCGCCTAAATAATCTAAATCTTTCATCAAAGTTTCATACACTTTGGGGTCGGCTTTGAGCTGGCGCATAAATTCTTTTAAGGACAACCCACCTTCGCCAACTAACGGCTGCCCCTCGTATTGAGCCAGCTCACGTAACACCGCCGCTCTGTCCCTGAAATCTAACGAGTTATGTACATTCAAATCATGGGCCTGCTTCAACAGGTTAAGCGCCCCAGCTTTAACAGGCGTAGACAAACTCGCGGCTACTGGCGCGGCCGCTTGTTTCACGATAGAAGAAACCGAAGGTACTTGGCTCGCTAAAGCAGGAGATAAAGATCCTAGGGTGCTTTGAACAACCGGAGACGCCGCTGCGCGTAAAAAAGTACGACGGGATATCGGGGTGTTTTCAATTGACGTCTTTGCAGCGGGTTGTAGGCTCTCAGTTGATTGTGAAGGGTCTAATAATGATTTACCAAACGACCTACGGCCTGCGTCCACCTTTGGTGCCGCAGCTTTTGCACCTTTCACGGCCAGCTTAGCGGTAGAGGCCGCAGGACCAAGCAGGTTCAAAGCACCCCCCACAGCCCCCGTCGTGTCCTCGGTCATACGCCGTGCCTGCCCAGCTCCAATGGTCAACGGAGACCCGTAAGCAATGTTCTCACCGGTGCGATACAGTGCGGGGATCTCTAACAGGTCCGAGAGCATCTCTACGGGTGGGTTCGAGTACCCGAACGGAGCACGAGCGAACTTGTCAACACGCCCCACTAGGCGAGACAGTGCGCCCACGGTAGGGTACTTTTCGGGGGTGCTACGGATTTCCGGGTCGGCCATGGTTAACCTCTATTTCTTTACGGGCAGTGCTGCACGACCCTGTTGAATACCCGCAGTTGACCGGTCAGCCATGGCTTTGAGCAGTTGCTCTAACCCTGCTTGGTCCTCTACCCTTGTACCTAGGCTCGCGCCGAGTTGGTTGTTGTGCAGGTCGTACTTGTAGTCTTGAGGCATCTCACCCTTACCTACCAGCATCTTCAACGCTTGCAGCGGGGACGTCTTGAATTCATGCAGCTTGCCTAGGATGTCGGCTGTGCCGGTTCCATACTTACGAGCCAATATGCCCGCAGCTAGCATGTGCCGATACGCGTCCCGTTGGTCGTCCTGGCCACGCTGCTTTGGGTAGGCTTGCAGGGACTTGGCCTCTGCGTAGTCCGGAACCGCAAGCAGTGAGGGTTCGTATACGATGTCTTCTTGATACTCGTTCATACTACCACTTGACCTTGTCTGCCCAGTACGCAGCACTGGACTTACCTTTGGCGATGTTCTTTGCGTGACGTGCTTTGAATGAGGCTCGCTTTGCCGTCACCCGTTCGGATTCACCCTGCTTAGGCTTGCCGGCTGTGCTCGCGCCCTGCTCACCGAAGCGTATAATCTTTTCTTGCCCGTCGTAACAGGCTTTCACGATGTGCGACTTGCTGTCGTGGTCGGGGGTTCTCTTTGGGGAGTTACAGGCCATCTCCGACTTCTTAACGGTCTTGGTCATTTCTTCCTCGCTGCGCGCATGTTGTCAACGAGGTTGGGGTAGGGTCTGCCGGCCTTCTCAGCGGCCTGCTTAGCGCTTGACTTCTTTGCTGGGCTGAGGGGCTTAGACTTGCCGAGGTCGGTTGGACGTTTCTTGTCCCAGATAGGTTTAGCAGGCATATGGGTTTGCTCTCTCTTTTCTGTACTGTTTAGGTTCGTCTATGTCCTTGGCTACCGGCAGCTCAAACCATCCATCGTTCTTCAAATAGATTATGACCTGCGTAAAGGTGTCAACATAGTCGTCATGTTCAGCCACTGGAAACTTCTCAAGCTGCTTCAGGAAGGCCGTCGCCCAGCTCACAGCGTGTCCTCGGTTCTTCTTTGACTCCGGTATCCACAGCAACCCCAACTCAAGGGTTGGTGCGGCTTGGTGCGCACGTGAAACCTTGTCCGCCATTCCAGGATTATACCCGACGGCAGGCACTTTCGCCAAACGTAAGTCCTGCAACAACGACTGCCCACTTGCCTTGGCCTCAACCAGTACCCTGTCCGGACGCTTGGCACGACCGTAGGGATTGTAGTCTGACGAGCCACCGTACTCCGTACCCCACTCCTTGATGGCTTTCTCCCGCAGGTCTGGGTAGCTCAGGTGCTCGTCCCAAGCATCGATGAGCATCGCGTTACGCTGCCCTTTGTGCGTGAACACCGCCCAAGCACTGAAGGCCGTAGGGTCACCGCTCGTCTTCTCGGTGAAGGCACAGTCGTAGGATTGAATGATGTATTCAAACGGGGGCAGGTCTTTATCGCAAGGCCAGAGTTCAAAGAACTTTGTCTTCAGTATACCGCCCTCAGCCGGGGACGGTTGCTGTTGCAGCTGGCCAGCCGTGCCGTATACGCCGAGCAGCTGCTTGAGTGCCGTGATCTCTTTCTCACCGAACCGCTCAGGGCATATCAGCTCTCCGGTTTTTGTGCGAGGGTCGTACTTACCCAGGCTAGTGTAGCGTTTCTTTCCATCGTACTCAGCTGGAATGCAGATATGCTCCCAGCCTTTGATGTCTTCCAGGATGTGCCCACTGACGTCGAGTTCGTGCAGACGCTGCATAACGACCACCATGCTGTCCGTCTTAGGGTTGTTCAGACGCGTAGACCAGACCATGTCGAACCATTCCAGGGTAGACTCACGCATGGCGTCGGACTGCGCGTCCTGTGCTCCGTGCGGGTCATCCAGGATCAAACGGGAGCCACCCTCACCCGTCGCCATACCTCCCGGAGAGGTCGCGATGCGGTAGCCGGTCTTGTCGTTCTCGAATCTCTGCTTCGCGTTCTGGTCACCGGACAGTTTGAACAGGTGCCCCCACCGTTCCTGGTACCATGGACTCTGCACAAGTCGTCGGGACTTCAAGTTGTCACGGATTGAAAGGTTACCAGCGTAGGACGCACACAGGAACTTTTGCTCCGGAGTGGTTAGCCATTCCCACATCGGCCACATGACGCTGACGATGGTTGACTTTGAATGCCGTGGCGGAATGTTAATGAGCAGGCGCGTAAGGTCTCCGGCACTGACTGCCTCAAGGTGCTCACAGATTGCTTCAATATGCCAGGACGGTATGAACGGTATACCCGGCTCAACCACGTGCCAGCTTTGCTTAACGAACTCGTACAGGGACGCAGAGGCAGCACGACGTAGCTGCTCCTGCTTTACGAGGTCAAGCATTACCGACGGGCTGAGAGGTGCATTCATTTTTCATTCCTTGAAAGAATCAGTCCCGCGGATATGTCATCAACCAACACCGCGCAGGCTTCTCTTTCAACCACTCTTACTTCTTGAATCAATTTCCAGAGACGCGCCACGTCAACCTGTGCGTCAGCTGGGCTGGCTTTAAAGCAGTCAACAAAATCTTTCAGTACCGGGTCAATCATGTGGTCGCCTTTCCGAGCAGGGTCTGCATCTGAACCAGCTCAGCATCGCTCAGACCCGTAAGGTCTACCGCGGCCAGCGTAATAGGACCACCCCCAGCGCCGGTGTGCTCGTTGGTTACCTTGTCACCGTAGTCACGCGGAGCAGTTGCCTTGGCACGCCACCGGTAATGACTGGCCAGCTCTCGAGCCTTGGCCAGCTCAAACGGATCCCCGGCAATCTGCAGAACGTACTCGGCCTTCTCGTCCCAGATTTTTGCGGCATGGGATCTTGCCTCGCGCGCACGCGCGGCACGTTCGGCGTCCGCCTCAATCCAAGAAATCAAGGACGCAACTCCCACCGTCTGTGCTTTAGCAATTCCCGTCAGAGAGTTCCCGGCAATCAGTTCCGCCACCACAGCGTCCATGCCGAAGGCATCCAACTTCTTTACAGCAGAGTACATAGGAGCGATTGCTTTACTAACCACAGGAGCGTTAATTTTCGTCATAATCAGATTATACCTCCATAACATTATTTCAGCCAACAAAACCAGCCATTTTAATCGTTCGTTCGTTCTATAGAGAAACCACCCGAACGAACGATTACTTTGAACCACTCAGACCGACTACGGAGAGAGGCAGAATTGCCCTCTCCTCCGTCCGTCGAGTCGTTTCTGAGAGTGGCGCTACGCCAATCGTTCGGTTGGCGCTTACGTTCGAACGATTACCCGAACCATTACCCGAACGATTACACATTAAAACGACCTTTCTCAATCGCATTTACGACTTCCTCATCAACGCGCAGGTAATGGTTCGCCCGACCTTTGGGTGCTTCTAACTCCACCCTGACTATGCTACCATCGTTAATCATAGAAGTAATAGCACGCTCTTTACGTTCCTGAGAGGCTTTAACGCCGCCCTGGTTAACGGGTAGACGTTCGTAATAAGAACGGGAACGGTCAGGGTCACGACGGATGAGGTCTAACAGCTCGTTGCACATCTTGTTCCAACTCTCTAACTCCTTAGATTCCTTCTTATCCTCTTTGAGTTGCGTTCTTTCTCCAGGTTTCAGTGGCCGGGCTACGGAATGACTGAACCATATTTCAGCGTCGTAACCCAATACGTCTTTGTGCTTCTCCCTGTTTGACACGAGGTCAAAGGTCAACTCAGAGAATGCAGTAGGGAAGCGTAACTTAATCGCCTTAAGCACCCTGGGTGAGTCCTCACTGTCTCCGTCTTTAAACACTGTGTAGACACCCTGTGCGTCCCCTGTCCAGGCTGAGGCACCCCTGGGTGAGAGGTAGTCCGTCTCCATCATTCCGTTGGACTTTGCTGCGTGGGCGACGATGATGATTGGGAACCCGACAAAGGCTTGCTTGACGTAGGCCATTGCCCGACCGACTTCCGCGTTGTCGTTTTCGTTTTCCAAATCAAATACCGCATTCGCAGTATCAAATACCACCAACGGAAGCGCATTGAAATTGTCACCGTCTGCTTTCTTATTCTCAACTGTCCATTCTCTATATTCGTCAGCAACCTGCGCAACTATCTTAGGGTCTAAGCGTTGGGAAGGTATTACCCTGACCCGCTCGTCAAAGTCTGAAGGCTTCATGCCCGTATAACCCCAACTGTACAACGAGTATATAACCCGTTGAACCTGCACGACTGACTCAGTGATTATGATCACGTTACGCCGGACAGAAGGTTTGAGGGCGTAGTCCATTGGGCAGAGGTGAGCCGTGGCCAGCGCCATGGGTACTACCAAGGTTGTCTTACCGACGCCAGGAGCGCCAGCCAGTACGTTAACCCCAGTTGACATAAAGTCGTCGTATATGTACTCAAACACGTTGACGTTGCTGGCTCCGGACTCGGTAGACTTCTTAAGACTGAGAGGGTGGACGTCCCTAGGTTGGCCATGTGCGGGTTGAGCGTTGTTTGACCATCCGTTGTCAATCGCCATACGGAATATTGAGCGGTAAGTTATAGAATGCGGAGCAGATATGTCCCTGTCCCACTTCTTGCGTTGTGCGCCAGCGTCAAACTTCTCACTACGCGCTGCCCATTCAGTCCACACCCGATAGCCGTTCTCGCCATACGGCTTGAGCACCATGCCGACGTTAACCCATGTCGTATAATCATCTGCGTCAACGTGTTGGAGCGCCGAACGCAAATCATCAAAGGTCTGTGCGGTAGCGATTGGCACCCCACCGCGCTCAGTGAGGCTATAATTAACAGCGGATCGTGCTCTGCAAGCTATGAGCGAAGGGAGAGGGGAAGGTACCGCCGGTTTTGTGAGGGACAGCGGAGAGCGACCAGACTGCCACTTGTAATCTCCCGAGGGTCCGAGCGTAGGCGCGACGCAAATATAACCATTGTGCTTCAAGTCAAGACCTGTACCCAGGGTTCCAGGAAACGTCAAGTCTGGGTCAGCCTTAAACAACCTATGCTCACCGCCACCCTGCGTAATAGCCGTACAGTCAGAATGCAATACGCCGTGTTCTGCCTCTAACGTGGCGAGAGACTCCTGCCCACCGTTCTGTGGGTCTATGTCTAGCGCCAGCAGTCCGGAGGCAGCGAGGGACACTCCAATACCGGCCTCGGGGTCTGTCGCCCACCAGTCCTTAATCTTCTGCTCATCCGTAGTAGCATCATTGTGCCCGTGCGGTACGAGTTCAGATTGAGGATGTTTACCAGCCTTGTGACCTTTCTCCAGGTTTGGACGTCCGCAACGGCACTGACCGTGTGCGTCAACTGACCATACCGGTAGGACAGCCCATCCCAACTTAGCGTAGGATAGAGCGTAGTCCAGCGTGGTAGGTGCCTTTGTGTCCACAGACCAGACGTGTTTAGGAGTCTTGCTCATCATCTTCCTCCACTCCTTCTACTTCCGCTACGTTCTTGTTTTGGTACGGTCGGACAGCGTGTAGGGCGCAGGTTAAGACTGTGCAATGTATAATCTGCTCACGTTCGTAATTACAACACTGAAGGCATTTGACGCGTATAGCCGTGCTACGGGGGATCTGCCCCATTAACGCACGTTGCGTTGCTATCTTATGTTTCTCAGGAACTGACCGATCAATATAAACAGCTACGTATTCCCGCTCTTTGAGCGTTAACGTGCGTTCAGGTTTGATTCGGGCTGCTCTATTGAGGTTGCTCATTGTTTTTCTCCTCTGGGTTAGAACTGCTCGTGTACTACATTCCAATACTTTCCTGCTTTGCGAACTCGTATAGTTTGGGGCTGGGTTGCGTTGCGCACCTGCCAGATTACTTTTGCTGCGGGGGAAGGTAAGTTTACCGCAATTCTTCTATTTTGAAAAAATTTAACGTCATTTTCTGTCGGAGACTCAGTTGAAATAAACTGCGTGGCGTCAATCCTGGCACCCTCTACGGTTACGCCAGCGTACTGAACCAGCAAGACCGGCATGCTCGGGTTGCGTCGGGTAGGTATGGCCACCGCGCTGACAGCTGACACCTTCAGCCAGACCTCTGAGCCATCAACGGCCTCTTTACCGGTCATAGGGTCGATTGCGGCTAACGTGCGCACCCCGGGTAGCACCCGACGCTTTGCTGGAGCCTCTCTTGGGACTGCTTCAACTTCCTCAGAGACTTCTAAACCTCTCTCACGGACGTAAGTGTCAATAATGTCAACCCCACCCAGGCGCTGAAGGTTGCCTACGTAGTCAAGCAGCAGGCAGTTCTTTTTACCTTCCGCTAACCTGGTGCCGCGACCCATGATTTGAACCCAGAGTGAGGACGACACCGTGGGGCGCAGGCAGACAATACAGTCAAGCGCAGGGAAGTCAAATCCGGTCGTGATTGTGTCAACCGAGCAGAGCACCCGCGTTGAGCCGGTGAGGAAGTTGTTCATAACGGAGTCCCTGTCATCCCGCTTCATTGAGCCAGTCACGACCTCAGACTTCCATCCTGTTTCTTTTTGAATGACCGACGCAGTGCGCATAGCGGCCTCAACCGTAGGGCAGTATACTGCGATGTGTTTACGTTTAGCAGCCAGTACTTTAATAGACTTTGCAACGCTGCCGAGCCACTTGACGGTCTCAAGCTCGCTGACTTCTTTCATTACGTATTCGTCATTGACGGTGACGTCCTCAAGGTCTAACTGAACCTCGGTCTCAACACCGACCAGCGGTGAGAGCCAACCGTCGGCTACGGCCTGGGGCACTGTGTATTTGTAAGCCAGCGTGTCAAACCAGAACTGCTCACCGGTACCGTAAATGATTCCGTTGTCCATGCGCCATGGTGTGGCGGTCATAGCGACGCGCCTAGCAGCCGGGTAATGAGAAAAGATACGTTCATACTGCCCGACTTCACCGGTCTTGTGCGACACTCGGTGAGCCTCATCCACTATGATCAAGCCGGGGTCACGAATGGAACCGTTGAGCGCAGGAGTGACGATGCTTTGTATAGTAGCGAACGTGACCGCTGAGTTGTAGTCCGCTTTACCTAGGCTATGGCAAACGATACCTGCCATGTCCCCAGTGTGGCGCTCATAGGTCGCTGCGTTCTGTTTTACTAACTGCTGAGAATGAGTTAAAATCCAAACCGTGCCGCCCTGTTTGCGTACGTCGTTAGCCAACTCAGCTATGATAAGAGACTTACCGGTGCCTGTGGCGAGCTGAAGCACAGGGTTCTTAGAATAAACTAAGCTACTCGCTGCTGAGTGAAAGGCTGCTAATTGATAGGGTCGGAGGTCCATGTAATTCCTAGTTATACGTTATATCTCTATATTATGCCTTGTAATCAGAAATAAAGCAATTGTAAAAACAAATCACTTTTTGAAAATTGATTTGAAAATACAACTTGTTTTATTTTTAAATTGCGCCATAATTCAATCCATAGCACGACCCGTTGTATAACTTATAACTAGGAGCTTCACTATGAACATCATCGCCGCCCTCACCGCCCGTATCGAAGAATACCGCGTTGAAACAAAGAACCCTTGCAAAAACTACGCTACTGAAGCCGCTGCTGAAAAGGCTACCGCTAAGATGGCTAAAGTAGTTGCTGATTATTTCTACTATACACCAGGTGTTGAAGCTGACCGCCCTGCTCGGTATGTCGTGTTTTATAACGCTGCATGGGGTCGTTGGGTAGGTTGTATCGACCTGACCGAGTTGATGAAACGTAATACTTCTACCGGCGGTTATGTAGGTGATTTCTGCAAAGATTTTTTCACTTTTTAATAACTCAATAACTAGGAACTCAAAATGAACATCACAATCCGCATCACTAATAATTTCGGTAACAAAGCAGTCTACCCAGTCTGCGAGACAGCGCGTAAGCTCGCTGATCTGATTGGCACTAAGACGTTTACTGATACTGCTATTCAGAAATTAATCAATCTGGGTTACACCCTCAACATTCAACAACAGAGCTTAGCATGATCTACAGAGAGTTCACTATATCTTTAAACGTCGCTGGTGTGTATGAGATTACGTACCCTTATCACAAAACACCAGAGCAATTATCGTTCTCGACTGCGCAAGAAGCACGAGATTTTATTGACGAAGCACTTTTTGATAGACGCGAAGAAGCTAGATTAGACGCGATGTTTGACGACAAATACTCGGTGGAGGATGACGATGGACAATCATGAATTCGTTGGCGCTTTTTGTGCCCTGCTTTTAGTCTGTTTGTTTATATTTGTGTGGATGGGGTTAATATGAGAGACATGGTATACATTTTAGGGATAATCCTCGGTGTAGGGTTTGCGTTCAAGGTGGGTAAGATCGAGGGTATGCAGTCTGTGCCCGTCCCTGTACCACTAGAAGTCAACATTGAGAAACAGTGTGTCGCGTGGTTCTTTAACGCAGACTTGAAGGCAGCTAAAAAACACATGTGCGGTAATCGTAAATAATTCTTGGAGATTTCAAATGAACACAGTAAACTTTTCAACAATGACAGCGCCAGCTCTGGTAGACTTTTATAATCGTCACAGCATGAAACCGGTTAAGCGATTCAGCGACCGTAAAGCAGCCGAACGTCGCTGCACAGAGTTGTTTGAAAGTCTCAAAAGCAGTTCCCCAGAAAAAGTAATGAACCAGAAGTCTACAGAGCTGCGCCCAGCTATGAAGACGTCATTGAAATTAGATCGTCGTATTCAGTGTGAAGAGACCGGTGAGCAGTGGAAGAATGCGCACCAGATGTGGAAAGACAACCCTGGTTACATGACCAGCGGACAGCAAGACCGGTTAACTGCTCAGCTGTACATAGCAGCCAAGCAGGGTATGCGTATCGTAGTTAAAGTGAATGATTTGAATTTTAGCCTAGTCAGCGTAACAGGAGTGAACTAATGGAAACCGTAAGAGAGTGGAGTAAATATCTTTTGACAACCGTGGTTTGGTTTTTTCTCGTAGCCGGATTCGGTTTGTTTAGCAAAGTGACTTCTATAATATTCATGTTAGGATGGAACACATTATGATCGAAAAGATACCTATGGCTAGCGTATATCTTCAAGAGCGAGAGTATTCAAGAGAAGAGCTGCAAGACATATTAGACATGTTTGACAAGTACGATGAGGCGCTGGCCGAGACGTTGAAGGCTGTCGATGATGAACGCAAGTCTGCATGGCGTAAAAGAAAATGAAAGATAAAAACGGGCATTGGGCGATACACACGCCGAATAAATTATTTGATCATTTACGTCAGATGTACGGAATGAAAACCGACGCTCAGTTAGCGCACCTGCTCAACACTCGCGCACCTGTGATAAGCCGAATACGGAACGGTGCGCTGCGTATTACGCCAGCGTTAATTATTGAAATACATGAGCAGACAAACATGCCGATAGCTAGAATTAAGGAGATGTGCAATGAAAAATAAAGAACAATTAGAAGATAGAGCCTGGAGCATTGCCGAATGTCATTTCTACACAGATGACAACACGCTTTGGGAGCCGTTCCAGGGTTGGACTGATGAAGCTGTTTTCAACGGTGTTGACGTCTTGTCAAAAGCGATCTACGACGGCATGCGTTGGGCGCAGGAGGACGACTGATGACACGCGATGACATTATCCGCATGGCGCGGGAGGCTGGATTTGAGTCGAACTCATTGGGTATGACTTATACAAGCGGATCGCTTTTAGATTTGCTTGAACGCTTTGCTGTTTTAGTCATAAGCAGTCATCAACCTCAATCTTCTATGTCATGGCAGGAAGGATACGAAATTGGAGTTGCAACGGAGCGTGAGGCATGTGCGAAGGTTTGTGATGTGTTTGCTGTATCTGCTTTTGACGATGAAGCAGGAATTGCGTTGAACATTCAAAAATCTATCCGCGCAAGGGGGCAGGTATGACTGACAACGTGATTCCTTTTGGCGGTATAACCCGATTGGACATTGACCCAGACCGTGTGCTTAGTAGTGCCGTTGGCAAGATGGACTGCGTGGTTATATGTGGTGTTGATAAGGACGGTAATGAGTATTTTGCGTCCTCAATGGCTGACGGTGCTGACGCGCTGTGGTATCTGGAGCGGTGCAAGAAAATGTTGTTGGAGATTGTAAATGACTGACAAACAACCAGAAGCATTGCTGTATGCCGACATTCTTGCAAACAAGATACCGAGCATTGAGTGCCTTGAAAAAGCCGCTGCCGAACTACGCCGACTGCATGAAGAAAACCAGCAATGGCAAGAGAAGTGCAATACGTACATTCAAATACATGATGCTGTAGTTAAAGATAATGAACGATTGCATGAGATGAA